TTAGATACAAAATCCCATCCAACTAATTCAAAATCTTCAGATACCATTACAGTACCATCTTTTAATTCTTTAACTGAACCCAATCCTCTACTACTAATACCTAAACGAATATTGTTTTTCAATAATTCTTTTAAGATATTACCAGATGGTGTTGATAATATTTCTACTACACCACACACATCATCACCTTCCCAATAAATTTCTCTAATATTATGTGATACATTTTTCAAGTTAATAACCGGAGAATCTGGATGGTCTAATTCACCTAATGCTCTTCTTTCTTTGATAAGTTGTTGATATTTTTCACATTCTCTCTCCAATATTTCTTTAGGATATCTTCTATTATTTTGATTTGGTGCACCAGCTCTTTGAAGAATGCCCTTAACTAAGTAAGTTCCGTTTTCTTCTTTTTGAAGTTTTGCCTCAAACAAATGTGTTTCTATCAATAATCCTTTATTCATTACTTAGAATTTCTTAGTTTTGCCAAATCATCGGCACCAATATCTCCATCTTTATCCAAATCCAATTTATGTTGGTTGCCTACTAATTCTTCTGGTAAGTTTGATAATCTACCTTCGTTCTTAGCTTTGTATGCTTTATCTAGTGCAGTAAAGAACTTAGATTTTTGATTTGCGTCCATATCTTTTAGAGACTTATGTGTTCTTTTCAACATATGTCTAAAAAGTTTTTCGTAGTCATCTTTGGACTCATCTAATACTTCTCTAACTACATTTCTTAATTGTTCTAAATTCATTTTATTGTGCAATTTTTCTGATTTGTTGTTCTAATTTAAGTAATCTCTCTTTTATAGTATAAATATGTTTATTTGTCCTTTTCCAGAAATTTTGATTACTTACACCATTTTCTTGTTTTATTCTCCCATACCAACCCATAAATTTTTCAATTTCTGCAAGTTGTTTGTTTATGTTAGATATTCCTTTATTAACTTTTACATATGCAGGTGAATCTTCTTTTTTTAATTCTATCCAACGATTTTCATTAACTACACTATATCCGGTTAACTTTGCAGCTTTTTTTGCAGTTTTCTTATCACTACCTTTCTTACCAAATGCATTAGGAGTTTCATATCCTTGTACATTACCTGTTACATTCATTTCATCAACCATACTCTTAATTATTTCTTTAAGTTTATCGATTGATTCTGATTTTACTTTATTTGGTAATCCTTTATGTTTCGTAGATGCAAAGTCTTTTGCAGATTTATCATCCATATCTGATGCAGCTTTTGCAACTTCAGGAGAAGATGCATCCATATTACCTTTTTGTACGGCATGAACCATACCCATAAATCTTTGTTGTGCTTTACTTTTTGCTGGCATTTTTAATTTGTTTAAGCTAATACATAAACAGAACCACCATTGGTTACTGAAATACTTTTTACATAACAAGGAAAAGGTTCTCCTGCTGTCAAATGTGCTAATGAAATAGTTGTATTACCTTCCAATGTAACTGTACCCGTTACACCGGTTACAGGCATTATACCCCAAACTCTATCTATCAATGCGGCAGAACCAGATGTTACCAATTTTGCGTTATATGCTCTATAATTTGTGCTCATTTTTTATTTTTTTATCGATTGTTTTAATTCATTTAATAACTCATAAGTCATCATTAATGCAGAAAGATGTTGTTCTCTAATTTTTTTAACAGATTTAATTTTTCTAATATTTGCAATTGTTTCTGCTAATTTAATTTTAGTAACTTTATCGGAAATTTTAGAACCCACTTCTTTTAATGAATCTACTAATTTAGTTACTTCTTCATTAACATATTGATTCAATTTACCTGTGTTATTGATGTTGTTGATATATTCTCTCAACAATCCTTTCTGGTCTTCGGTTAAATTTTTGTATTTACTATTAAAAGATTCTACTAATAATTTGTATGATACTGCTCTCAAATCATCATCTTGTTTTCTATATTCTTCTAAAACTGCATCTTTTACTTTTGCCTCTTTATTTTGAATAGATGAATTGATAATGTTTTCTGCAATAGTAAATCTAGATGAAACTATATCCGTTGGGTCAAATGATTCTTCGGATGTAACGGTTTCAAATATCTTGTAAATAGATGCAAGAGTTTTGTAGTTTGATATTGGGGATTTAATAAACTCATCTAAATTATAAGTTTCCTTAATTTCTTTAATAAGGTTATACTTTTCTTTTGTAAGTTTTTTCTCATCAATTTTTTTACGAGCTTGTAATATTGTATTGATAAATTGTTCAGCCTTTGATTCCGAATTATATTTTTCGTTTATCAAATATTGATATAATTTCAATTCTTTAGATAATTCTTTTTTAGAATTAAAATGTTCTTTTAAAATCTTTTCTGCAATTGATTTATTGGCAGACATGATTTCCGAAGTAATTTGTCTTACTAATAATTCAAATATAAATCCAGTATTTTTAAACTTCGAATGTTTTATTTTTTTCATCAATTTGTCTAATTTGTCAGATATAAATATGTTTTTATATTACTTTATTACTCTTTTGTTAAATCTTCGGTTAAAATACTTTTTTTATTACCATTCATATCTTTAAAAACTTCTAAATATGATATTTTTCTTGGTTTATATTTTTCCGAACCTTCTTTAGATTTAAGTGTTTTAATTCCTAATGGGTCTCTACCTGCAATGTGGTCATCTTTACCATATCTAACTGCGTCTTTTGGTCTACCTATTTTACTTTCACTTTCTAATTCGGAATTTATAGAATTGATTTCTTCCTCTACATCAGTAGGGCCGTCTGTACCTGTTGGTTTTGCCGGGTCCATTCCCTGAGTTTCAATTGAGTTTAATCTAAATGATTGTTTGGTATCTTCTAATACCTGTATTGCCATTTTCTCTTGTTCATCTTTTGCCATATTTAAAATAGTCTCATACATCCATTCTTTTGAAACCATTTTAGTTTGTTGCATTTGTTGAATCAATGCAACTTTAGAAGTATACAACTCAACTTTTTCTTGTTCATATATTTTAGATGGGATTGTCAATTCTAATGTAAAATTTGTCAATCTATCATCATCAATTCCTTGTGCATATAAGTGGACAATTGCAATCTTTGTTAATTCAGAAACCATTACTCTTTGTATTCTTTCAATAGTTTTTGCAAATCTAACATCCATTGCTGCAAGTGTTGCCTTACCATTTGTGTCCTCTTCATATCCTAAATATGCTTTTGGAATTTGTAATGCTGCCATAAACTTATTTTTCAAATAGTTGATGTCATCAATCATATTATATTCCAATCCTTTCAAAGTATCAATTGAAGTTCCATTATCACTACCACGAACTGGCATGTAATAATCTTCAATCAAATTCTGCATATTATATTTTAAGTTATACTCACCAGTTCTTTCGTCAACAAATGGAACTTTTTTAGATGAGTTAATAATTTTTTGCATGTAGTTATCTACCTCATTTGGTGGAATATTACCAACATCTACCTTAAAGATTCTCTTTTCAGGAGCTCTCATTACTCTATGAATCAACATTGCATCTTCCATCAATTGTAATTGTTTCCAAACTCTTCTACCACCTTCAATCATAGATTTTCCGTAAGGTAAAAAGTTTGAGTCACCATTCAATCTAAAGTGAGCTATTTCATAATTCTCATATTCTTTCTTAGGTGTAGATGATGGGCCTGAATATGGATTTTGGTATGGTGCATATACAAATTTAACTCTTTGTGGGTTGTTTGGGTCGAATCCTTCAACTCTACTCATTTCATATGTTGATAGAGGTAATACATTCACAATTCCCAATTCTTCTGCCATTTCCAATTGTAAATAAAAATCACCATATTTAACAAGATTTCTTGCCCATGGCCATAAATTAAATTCAACATTAAGAATATCATAGAATAGATTTTCTAATATTTGTTTAATTTCTGCATCTTCATGATGTATTTTTAAAACATTTCCAAATTCATTTCTAGCAGTACATTCATCAGCGTATACATTCAATGCTGCAGACAAAATAGGGTCACTATCCATTGAATCATAATCTCTAAATAAATCAATACGAACCTGTTGGTATGCTAATGATGATTCTACTGTACCAGATGCATAGTTACTAACCTTCAACTTCATAAATCTGTCTACCAGATTAGTAGTCATATTTTGATACTCATCCGTATCAATGACTTTAATACCTCTCTCCGTTTTACGGACAATAGTATTTGTTGAAAATAATTTTTGTAACCTACTAAATATTGTTTTTTCTGCCATTTTAATATAATTCTATTTTGTTAAACATATGGAAAATTTTTGACTTTTCCAAATTTACCATTTTCTACAACTCCAATATCTAGCTTTTGTTCTTGGACCTGGATTATCACAATTATGTCTAGCTCTAAACGATTTTCTTGCTTTTGGATTAGATTTTCGTATTTTCATTGTTTTTTCACCCTTAGATGCTGCAGATGTTCCACCATGTCCAAAATTTACTTTAACAACATTACCTGCTGGATTTTTTACATAAACTTTAAATTTCTTAACATCACCTCTCATTGGTTTTCCTAAAGGAACATTTCTACCTTGATATTCTGCCTCAGTCATACACTCACATGTTGCCTCAGATAGTTCTGTGTTATATTCTCTTATAAATTTAATAAAGTCTTTAAAATCATCATAATTGTCTACATCATATTCTTCAGGTTCAACTCTACCATAATTTACATCATCATCGGTATTGATATCTTCTTTTACAGGTACACAATTTGGTACCATTTTACCATTTTTCATTTTACCACCGACTTCTTTATACCCATCCCAACATTCACATAATCCATTTCTATCACCTGCACTCTCATTACACTTTCTCCATCCACCACCTTTTCCTTTGTAGTTTTTTGCGGCCCAACCATTTGCGTATGCAGATGGATATACATCAAATTTAGATTTTGCTGCTGCTTTAGATGCAGACCACTTACCTGGGTCGGTTGGACAATTTTTTTCTAAAAATAAATTTAGTCTTTCTTCTATATTCATCGTTTCATTTTTTTTCTTTCCTTGACAATGTGCTTTTTGAGAGAAACCTTTTGGATTATTACAATCTATACTTTTTTTATATTTTTCACTCCAATCTTCATTTTTTGATTTAGTTGAAACATATATTGGTGTTTTACCTTGTCCACTACTATCT